AGTCGGCGAACGACGCCATGCAGGCCGAGATCAAGAAGCTCGGCGCCGCGGATGCGATCACCGTCGACAAGGTCGAGAAGCTGTCCAAGGCTCTCGACGAGCAGGGCGACCGCCTCAAGGCTGCTCAGAAGCACGCCGAGGAGGTCGAGGCCAAGATGAACCGCGCCGGCCTCGGCCACAACGGCGGCCCGGCCATGGAGGCCGAGCAGAAGGCGGCGGCGTCCTTCGGCCGCCAGGTCGGCCAGGACATGAGCGTCGAGGACTTCCGCGACTACAAGCGCGGCTTCGACACCTATCTGCGCAAGGGCGACGCCACGCCGGCCGCCGAGCGCAAGGCCCTGTCGGTCGGCTCCGATCCGGATGGCGGCTACCTGGTCACGCCGGACACCTCCGGCCGCATCATCGCGAAGCTCTACGAGACCTCGCCGATGCGCCAGCTCGCCAACGTCGTGACGATCGGCACCGACACTTACGAGGGCCTGATCGACAACGGCGAGGCTTCGGCCGGCTGGGTGGGCGAGACCGCAACCCGCACCGAGACCACCACGCCGCAGCTCGGCAAGTGGCTGATCCCGGTCGCTGAGATGTACGCCATGCCGTCGGCCACCCAGAAGGTGCTCGACGACGCGGTGCTCGATCTTGAATCGTGGCTTGCGATGAAGGTCGCCGACAAGTTCGCCCGCGTCGAGAACGCTGCGTTCGTGAGCGGTGACGGCGTTGCCAAGCCGCGCGGCCTGCTCACCTACACGATGTCGACCACGGCCGACGCGACGCGGCCCTGGGGCGCGTTCCAGTACATCTTCACCGGCACGTCCGGCGGCTTCGGCACCACGACGAACGGCACCGACAAGCTGCTCGACGTGATCTACAGCCTCAAGAGCGGCCACCGCAACAACGCCCGCTGGTTCATGAACCGCGGCACGGTCGGCGCGGTGCGCAAGATCAAGGACGGCCAGGGCAACTACGCCTGGCAGCCTTCGACGCAGATCGGCCAGCCGGCCACGCTTCTCGGCTTCCCGGTTGCGGAGGGCGAGGACATGCCGGCGATCGGCGCCGACAGCTTCTCAATCGCCTTCGGCGACTTCGCCGAGACCTACCAGATCGTCGACCGCGTCGGGATCTCGGTCCTGCGCGATCCCTACACCTCGAAGGGCTCGGTCCTGTTCTACTCGCGCAAGCGGGTCGGCGGCGGCGCGATCCACTTCGAGGCGCTGAAGTTCCTGAAATTCGGTACGTCCTGAGGACTAAGGGCGGGCTTCGGCCCGCCCTCGCTCCGCGGCATCCCCACTCACGCGCAGCATAGGAGACCCTCAGATGCGCGATCTCATGAACAACGTCCACGTCGTCAACGCGATCCCCCCGATCGCCGCGCGCACGGACAACACCGCCATCGTGTCGTCGATCATCGACGTTCGCGACTACGATTCCGCCATGTTCGCGATCTCGATCGGCACGAACACGGACACGAACGCCACCTTTGCGGTGCTGCTCGAGGAAAGCGATGCCTCGAATATGTCGGGCGCCGTGGCCGTCGCCGATGCGGACCTGAACGGCACGGAAGTCCTGGCCGGCTTCGACTTCGCCGACGACACTGAGACCCGCAAGCTCGGCTACCGGGGCGCGAAGCGGTATATCCGCCTCACGATCACGCCGTCCGGCAACGACAGCGGCAACATCTTCCTTGCCGCGGTCGCGATCCTCGGCAACCCGCTGTTCGCGCCGACGCCGAACCCGCCGCAGTGACCTGACGGCTGAACCGTCATGAACCTTCGCCAAATCACCGCACCGACCATCCGGCCGGTGACGCTGGAAGAGGCGAAAGCCCAACTGCGCGTCGAGTCCACGGATTTCGACGCGCAGATTTCCCGGTTGATCGACACCGCCGTCTCGTGGCTGGCGGCGCCGGACGGTTGGCTTAACCGGTCGATGTGCCGGCAGACGCTTGAACTGACAATCGCGGCATGGCCGAACGCGGATGGCGTCCACCTGCCCGGCGGCCCGGTCGCGTCGGTCGTCTCGGTCAAGTATTTTGACGGCGCGAACGTCGATCAGACCGTGTCGTCGGGCGACTACTTCCTAGACCGCGACCGACTGTTGATGCTGCCCGGCTTTACGAAGCCGATCGTGATGGCGCGGCCCGCTCCGATCGCAATTCGCTATCTGGCCGGCGCGGAGACCGCAGCCGAGGTGCCGGAGGCGATGAAGCACGCCGTCCTGGTCCTCGTGACCCGCCTTTTCGAACACCGCGGCGACATGGTCGTCGGAACGCTGCGCGAAGACTCGCAGCTTGAGGCCATCCTTTCCCCCTTCCGAAACTGGATCATCTGAGGACCGCGCCATGCCGCTCACCGCAAGGATTTCCGCTCAGATCGACGCGACCGAAACCGCGGCGATCGACTTCGGCTCGAAGACGTCCAAGATCCAGGCCGCGATTGCCATCGCGCTTGCGAATGGCACGGCGGCCGGGCAGGCCGACATGATCTTCTCGGACGAGCGCACGCTGGCAGCGTCCGCGACCGAAAACCTTGATCTCGCGGGCTCGCTCGCCGGGGCCTTTGGCGCCACGCTGACGTTCGCCAAGGTCAAGGCGATCATGGTCATCGCCGATGCCGGCAACACGAACGACGTGGTGATCGGCGGCGCGGCATCGAATGCTTTCGTGGGGCCGTTCGGTGCGAACACCCACACGGTAGCGGTCGAGCCCGGCGGCGTTTTCCTGATCGCGCATTCGGGCGCCGGTTGGACGGTCACGGCCGCCACGGGCGACCTTCTCAAGATGACCAACTCTGCCGGCACGACTGGCGTCACCTACAAGATCGTCATCATCGGCACCTCCGTCTGAGGCTGATGGCCGTCTGGTACGCCTTTGATCGGGCGTTCGACTTCCCGGTCAAGCGTGGCGTCGAGGTGGCCTATCTGGCTGGAATGGTCCTGCTGATCCCGGAGACGCACGCCGACGCGGCGGACGCGGCCGGGGTCGGTCGCCGCACGAAGCGGCCGGAGACGCGACATGCGCACAAACGCAGGCGGAATGGGTGATCGCCTCCGCTTCGAGAGCCGCGCGGTCGCCGATGACGGCTACGGAAACCCGGTCTCGGGCGACTGGACGCATCGCTTCACCAGGTCGGCCGATGTGCGGCCGGCGCGCGGCGGCGAGGAAGTCCTGGCGGCCAAGCTGCAGGGCGTCCAGCCGGTGCGGATCATCGTCTATTCGGACAGCGAGACGCGCACGGTGACGCCGGAGTGGCGGGCCGTCGATAACGCCTCGGGCCTCGTCTATGCCATCCGCGCGGTGGCCGACGAGGAACGCCGCGGCCAGTTCCTCACGCTCGACGCCATCGCGGGCGCGGCGCCGTGAGCGATCCCGGCCTCGCCATTCAAGCCGCGCTGATCGGCACGCTCCGCGCCACCGGTGCGGTGACGGCGCTGGTGTCGACGCGGGTCTATGACATTCCCCCGGCGCTGCAGCCGGGCTCCATGCCGACGTTCCCGTATGTGACCATCGGCGAGGCTCAGAGCATCACGGAGCGCGCGGACTGCATCGACGGCACCGAGCATTTCGTCGACCTGCACGCCTGGTCGCGGTCGCCCGGCTTCGTCGAGGTGAAGCGGATCGCAGGCGCGATGCGGGCGGCGCTCCACGAGGCGGAAATCGAGGTCTCTGGCTACCGGCTGATCGACCTCGCAATGCAGGACGTTCGATATCTCCGCGACCCGGACGGCCTGACCTCTCACGCCGTGTTGCAGTTCCGCGTCCTCGTCGATGCAATCGACTAACCCCTGAACCGGAGGCCCGACGATGGCTCGCCCGACCACCTACTCTGCGAAGAAGCTGCTGATCCTTCTCGGCGACGGCGGCACGCCCGAGGTCTTCGCCGCGCCGTGCGGCCTCACGACCCGCGGGATCGAGTTCAGCAAGGAGACGAATGACGTCACCGTGCCGGACTGCGATGACCCCGACCTGCCGGCATGGTCCGAGCGTTCGGTGCGGACGCTGTCGGCCAGCGTATCGGGCTCGGGCATCCTCGCGGCCGAGGCGTTCGCGACATGGCGCGCGGCGTTCCTCAACACCGACCCGACGAACGCCCGCATCAAGATCGACGACATCCTCGCCAACGGCGGCGGCTACTTCTCCGGCCGGTTCCACCTTTCCGGGTTCTCCATCACGGGCGAGATCGGCGACAAGATCCAGGTCGAAATCACGATGGAATCCGATGGCGAGGTCACCTGGGTGGATGCGGCCTCCTGATGTCGTCCAACGCCTCGATCACCCTCGCATGGGCGGACGGAGACTATCTGTTCCGCCTCCCCATCGGCCAGCTCCGCGAGTTGCAGGAGAAGTGCGGCGCGGGGCCGATGGTCATCTACCAGCGGCTCCACTCCGGCGAGTGGCGGGTCGACGATGTCCGCGAGACGCTCCGGCTCGGCCTTATTGGCGGCGGCATGAAGCCGGTCGAGGCGCTGGTGCTGGTCAAGCGGTATGTCGACGAGCGGCCATGGGCCGAGAACGTGCTGCCGGCCACCGCCGTCATCCTCGCTGCTGTCATGGGCGTGCCG